GTCTTATGTGACTGATGGAACAACTTATGATAGTTACTACATCAGATTCAACGAATATGATAAATCTGCTTACCAGTGGGGAGATTATATTCACCAAGATTCAACTGTAATCATTGCTGCTCCTAATGCTGATGTAAGTGGTATCGGTGCTGCGGTTGAGACTGTATTAGTAGCTGCTTTAGGTGCTGTTGTTTCTGACAACACTTGTATCACAACTACAACTACTACAACTGCTCCATAATTAGAGCTAGTAGTAGGGATAGAATTTTAACATAAACCTATGCCAGAGGTGAGAGGATTAACACTCATATCCTCTGGCATTTTTTTTAAAACAATAAAATGGCAGCCACTTTACAATTAGACATCATAGTTCCTCCTAGCTATAGTACTCTTTTGCTTGCTGTTACAGATGCGTCTATCTATCCAGATAGTCCACCAATTGTATCAGCACCAACAATTGAAATAGAAGTACCGAATTTTGGTACAAAAATATTACCCTTTCTACCGTTAGAGACAAACATATTTGCATCTGACACTTTAGGTATAACTGAAGCTGGCTGCAAACAATCGTTACCTGACGGTATTTATCATTTAAAATATTCTATTGCTCCAGCATATGCAAACTATGTTGAGAGAACAATTCTACGCACTGACAAGCTACAGGAGAAGTTTGACAATGCGTTTTTAAGTCTTGATATGATGGAGTGCGATAGTGCTCTTAAAACTCAAGCCAGTGTAAATTTGAACACAATCAACTTTTTTATACAAGGAGCTATTGCTGCAGCAAACAACTGTGCTGAGCAAGAAGCTCTTAAATTATATAATCAAGCAAGCAATATGCTTGACAAGTTTTTAAAATCCAACTGTGGTTGTTCTGGAAACAACTATATAATAAACTTTAAATAAAATGGCTCAGTGTGCAAATTGTGGTGCAAATGTGGGATGTGGATGTCAGTTAACAAACGGTCTATGTGCTCATTGTAACGGTAATAAAAAAGGAGTATAAACATCACATTTAATTATGTTAACACCTAGATTAACAAATTGTCAGGACTGTCACAAGATACCTGATTTACTTAAAAAGATCGACTGTAAGCTTGCAGAGCTTGGTAATGACATGTACAACAATGTTGTATTTATGTTAGGGAACAGTATTCCTGCTACTACCATCATGCAACTTATAGCTTACAAGCGTATTCTTACTTTTAAGTATTGTAACCCTCATTATGCAGGGCATTGTTCTGTTGACGATATTGCTGGTAAAGTGATTCGTTTAACGTCTGGATGTGTTAGCAGATGTAATGAACCAACTGTATGTGAAATCACTACATGTTGTGTTGATGTTGTACCAAACCCAACCACTACCACTACAAGTACTTCTAGTACAACTACTACAAGTACATCATCAACAACTACAAGTACTACTACCATCTATCCAGATTGTAGAGTGGAAGGATGTTTTGAAGTAATAACTGAAACCTGGAACCCAAATACATATTTAGCATTTACTGTAGATACAAGTGCATCATTTTACTATGATGCAAAAAGAATTGCAGAGATATCCAGTATTCCTGTTGTTGTAAGCAAGTTTGACGCATATCAGGGGTCAGATACACAATTTTCACTAATTTCAGGAACAACACAAAGTAATTTATTATATATTGATGATCCAAGTGGTGAAGCTCCTAATAGTAAATTCTTTTTAGTAGTAGGAATGGAAGTGACTGGTTCAGGAGTTCCTTCAGGTACAACAATAGTTGGTTTTAACGGAAACTTAGTACAAGTTAATAACTCTCTAACAACAAGTACTGGTGATATATTAACATTTACACTTAGCTCTTCAGCAAAAACTACAGACTATAATACTGAAGGTAATCTTAGAAACCTTTTACAGGATTATTATGCAACAGGATTAACTCAAGGTGAAGGTAATACAGATCCTGCAACAAATGGATCAGATGAATTTGACTCTCATTTAATCTATTCAATGGATCAAGGTGAACATCAAATAAAATATTTAGTTAATGCAGGTCGCAATAATGCACTACCTATAGATATGTCTCCTGGAGGAAAGTTTGAGGGAGCAGATAATATTATATTTCAATCTTTTGGAGATTCTAGTGTGTTTTATACTGGTTCAGTAAACAGTGATTGGGCTAATAGACAAACTGTGACAGATCCAACCATTACAGATGATGTAGCTTTTGTAAAAACTACTATATCTAATTTAGAAACAGCTGCAGGAAATAATACAATATATAGAGGTATATTCTACACAGTGAGTGGTGGTAGTGATAGAGAGCAATATGAAAAACTTTCTACTGGACTAGAAAGTGGAGCAGATTTTCAAAATGAAATGTATGCTTACACAAATGAACAACTTCTGGTAGCAGAATCAAATGGTGAACCAACAAGAATTGTTTATGTTAGAAATGTTCCAACTTATCCACAGCAAAATGAATGGTTTGATAATATAAAGAATGGATTAAATCAACTAGGTTATAACCTATAAAGTAAGTAAAGGAAATGACAATATTAATAACGTTAAGTTTAGCAGGTACAGAAACAGGTCCATTTGATCTGTATTCTAATGTTAATGGGTTCACTACACCATTTGACAGTGGTGTTAGTAGAGCAGCTCTATTGGCTGGATATGAGACTACAGCACCTGATGGAACAATCACTGTTAGACTAGATGATTTAAATGCGTTATGTACTCCATCTACGACAGATATTTATTCTTGTGCTATACCAAACTGCGACTTTACTGGAACTATTATTTGTCCTGTTACAACAACTACAACAACAACAGCTGAACCAACTACAACAACCACTACAGCTTATCCAGGTGTAGCACCTTGTACTTGGTCAACTTATGGTGGTAATCCTGGACAAATAGCTGTATATGATTTTGACACTAACTCATCAACTGCTGTGCTAGTACCTAATGACTTTACAGCCACCACAGGTATTAACAGACCTATATGCTCTACAGGAGATAAATTGTGGATGACTAGTGTTTTAATAGAAGGCAATGACGATACTTCTGATGATATAATGTATATCAGAGAATGGGATATAAACACATCTGGTGCTACACCAACCCTATCTTACGTTAGAGAGATAACTGTTAATGTAGGAGGTCTTTTTGAAAGCGGTATATGGGGAACTGAAATAACTGCAATAGCTGTAACTGGTGATAACAACATATTACTTGCAGGTTTTGGTGCAAAAAATGATGGTGAAAATAGCATGGGCGTTTACTCATGGGATATATCTACAGCTGGTAATATTACATTAAATGAGTCTAACACAATAACAAAACAAAAAGTTTACTTTGGGCAATCCTATGGAACTGTAACAGAGCTTACAGGAATGTTCATCACCAACAACAATAATGTAATTCTCTCTGCCAGATATTATGAAGACATATTTCCAGCATTTATTGGAAATTACATAAAAGAGTATGTAGGATTACCACCTGTAGGTTCAACTAATGAATGGGGAAATATATCATTCTCTAAACCTATAATTCGTCTACAGTCTGTAGGAGTTCCTGAGTTTACCAATGCATGGACTAATCCAAATAAAGCTATGCCTATGTGGGGTGTAAATGGATTATTGCAAGTGATTCAACCAGAAACACTTGAGGTATATAATATCAGTCAAACACCAAACTATGCTGCTACACTAGCAACTACAGTGGCCGATGATACTGTTTGGATACATACATCAACTGGTTGTGCAAATGTTGAAATCTTAAGTCAAGATGAAATTGATGATTGTACACCAACTGCACTACCAATACTAGTAGCATCTAATGGTAGTAACTACATAGGACCTATTACATTTACATACTCTGGTATGAGTGTGATAGCTTCTAGTAATATTATAGGAGGTTTAATATCACCTTTCTATGATGCGTTTACAACCAATTGTGGAATTACAATAGCGGGGACAACTCAAAGGATGCATGGAAACACCAGTGGTGCAACATTAGATAATCCAGCATTTAGTTATACACTAGAGTTCCCTGTTCCAGTTAACAACATTCCATTAAGAACAGCTATTCTTAATACAAGTGATGACTTTAGATTTACTACGAATGTAGCATCAACTACAATATCAATTGTTGAAGGATGTAGAGCAACTGTTCAGAATGGTAATGAGTTAATTACAGATATTGATGCTGCTACACTAGCAACTTCAGGCAGTGTAGAAGTTGTAGTGACAGGTTCTGAAGACTTTACAATATTAACATTTGTAGGAACAAATCAAGGATATGGTGGCCCTTGGAGTTTAGGATGTACTCAACCACCTCTAGATTGTACTCTAATTTATGCTACTATTAGACAAGATTGCGCTAGCAATCCAGGAGCATGTTATCCTGGTGAACCTTATTACTCTGATGTGTTTGCATACAGTCCTATTACAGGAATTACAGAACAACTTATATTCCCTGCAGGAACTAACTTTCAGTTCGAGGGGATTTCTATTAGTGAAAACTATATTAATATAACTCTAGCTAACACTGAGTATGCATTTACAAGATACACATATGATTTAAGTTCAACAGGTGTTCCTGAAAATATTCAGTGGGAGGGTATATTATATACATGGCCTTCTGAGTGGTCAGGACTTAAAGCGGGTACAGATTCAATTAATGATACTAAATTTGTATATCTTTATGGGTTTAATAGAGTTTTAGAAGTAGAAATTATTGAAGGTTCTACCGTCTTATCAGTTACTCAAAAATTTATAGTTGAAAGCAGTGCTCAGGGAGATTGTTTAATTACATACAAACCAGATGGAGTTACTCCAAATAAAGTATTGTATCATCAACTTCAAGGAACTAGTCGTAGAATATATCAATACGACTATAATACAGGAACATTAGATGGATCCATCAGCACTCCCCTGCTTAGTAATGGGTCATATCTTACTAGTGGAGATTTAACAATGATTGGAAATTATATATATACATCTGATGTGTCTTCAGGAGTTTTCTATAGATACAATACTGTTGCATCAGTTTGGGAAATTGTTCCTGAGCAACCTAATCCAGGTACAGCTCTAGATTCAGGAAGTAGACCAGAGTGCAGAATAAGCGATGGTATTACATCATTTGATCCACCACCAACAACAACTACAACCACTACAATATCTGCAGGTGTAAATACAATATGGACGTGGTTTGAAGCAGAAACACCAGTATAAAACTAATAGAATATGTCACTAGAATTAACACAAGAAATAAAAGATAAGATAAAGGAGATAGTAAAAGCTAACCCTAATCTTAATTCAGTAGGTTTAGGAGAAAAAGTTTCTGGAGGTATAGCCACTGGAGAATCTGCTATTGTATGTAGTGTAACTCAGAAGAAACCTATTGAAGACTTATCTCCTGAAGAAATTCTTCCATCTGAAATCACTATAGGTGATCAAGTGATTAAAATAGATGTAATTGAAGCATCACGAGCATATCAATTAGGATGTACAACTTGTGGGGGATGGAGTGGTGCTAGCTCTGGTCAATTTACAAACAGACAGTTTACTAGACCACTTAAATCAGGTGTAACTATGAGTTCAGACAGAGGATGGCCTGGAGTAGGTACATTAGGTACAATCGTAAAAGATACAGCAACAGGAGTATTACTAGGTCTAACTAATAATCATGTAACTATAGAAAATCCTAACTTTACAAGTGATAGGAATTTATCAAATCCTGCTGATATAACAAATGATTATGATCCAGTAAACAATGTATACCAAGCCACTGAAGGACAAACAGGTTACATTTCTCCAGAAAATATTGTTGGAAGAAGTGTAAGATATGCTCCAACATATTACCAATCTTCAGGAATCACTAACAAAGTAGATGCTGCTTTATTTTCTGTACAACAAACTGTAATTGATAACAAGTCTTGGCAACCTATTGGTCTAGATACTATAATGCCAAACGACAACCCACAGTTTGCAACAACACTTGAGTTAGATAACTTATTTGCCACTAATCCAAAAATATGGTCATCAGGAAGAACTTCTGGAGCTAGAGGTGAAGGTGTTTGTGGAAATTTAAGAGTTAATTCAATAGGTCTAACACTACCAGTTTCAGCTAGTGCACAAGGTCCTACATGGGTGTATGAAGATATTATAGCAGTGATAAGACCAGATGATGATACACCTACATCACAACAAATTGGTTGTCTTAATCCAGGTCTTCAAGGAGATTCAGGATCTGCTGTATATGCAGAAATTAATGGAACTGTAAAATTAATTGGATTACTTTTTGCTGGTAACTGTACAGTTGCAGAAGCTTGCTGTGGTTTTGCAGGTCCACCAAATGGCTGTACTTCAGTGTTTTATGTTTGTAGAATAGATCACATTGCTGATGAATTAGGAATCGAACATTGGAATCCTAGTGTAGACCAATTAAGATTTGTAAATACTAACACAATGGAATACATAACAGAACCTGGAGGAAGTGATCAAAGAAATAAGTCCTGTAACGGTAAGACATACTGGCAAGCAGGATTAACTGATACATTAGATAACCCTTGTTAAAATATAAAATACCATGTCAAATAATTGCTCAAATTGCTATAACGGATGTACTGAGATAACCTCAGATAAGTGCGTTAAATATACAGGGGTAGATGTCCCTGTTCTAGGAATACAAAATGGAGACTCTCTATCGTATGTAGAGCAGGCTCTAATAACTTTTTTAAGTTCTACATTAGATGGAACAGGAATCATTCCTGTAATCCAACCTTCTGATGTATGTCCAAGTGTAGATAAACACTTACCAGACTGTGACCCTATATCATTAAATAACTGGCTTACAGCGCTTCTAAAAGCGTTATGTGCTTTAGAGGATGCAGTGGCTGAAATACCTGATCCTAACCCTGCTACAGCTTATGATGTAGATTGTCTTACAGTGAGTGATGATACAAGTACAATAGATGTATTACAAGCTGTAATATATAAAGTGTGTGCTGTAGCTGATCAACTTACAAACTTTATTGCATATGTAGATGCTACGTACGTAAAGATTTCAGATATTAATACGTACATTGAAAACTATCTAGATACACAGCCAACTGAGCAACTAATAGCAAACAGAATGGTTCCATTCTCAATTGTTGCTGCTGCAGGTAGTAATTTTTTAGATAACTTTAATGCTTCTGGAGCAGGTATTGGTAATTGGGACCGCATCTACTTGTGTAATGGTAATAATGGAACTCCTGATTTAAGAGGTAGAGTGATAGTTGGAACTAATGATGGAAGTATGCGTGGTGGACAAATGGACGTAGCTGTTGCACCATCTTTAACAAACCCAACTTATGGAATAGGAAGTACACATGGTAATAACAGTATTGCGTTAAGTACAGGACAACTTCCTGCACACTCACACTCTATTACTGATCCTGGGCATGATCACACATTCCCAGCAAGAAATGGTACAGTGGTTGGAGATTATGTACAACAAGCAGGTGGTGGTACAGCTAATGATGATACATATCAAATTCAACTTACTGGATCACCTAATAATGATACATCAAATAACCCAACAGGTATCAGTGATACTAACCTAACTGGTGGTGGACAAGGACACCAGAACTATCAACCTGGACGTGGAGTATATTATATAATTTACATACCTTAAAACAAAATAAAATGGCATACCTACCTGTAAACCCTTGCTGCACTGGTGTAGTTTTAAATAGTCCATGTGGATGTAATAGTACTTGCAATTGCAACTCTACTACAAACGCTTGTGGAACTACTGGTGCACTTTCAAATACAATTGTGTATAATGGTCCTACACTTCCTGGTTCAGGGGTAGAGGCTTGTGATACACTCAATGTTGCGTTATCAAAAATAGATGAAGTTCTTTTAGAGCTTAAGAATCAAGTTGCACTAAATACTGCTGCAATCTCTACAATCACAGAACAAATCAATAATATCAACGCACAGATAACAACAATCAATAATAATTGCTGCCCATAATCATGACAGTATTACTAACATTAACTACAGCAGGAACTGATGCCACAGTGTTTGATTTATATTCAGACATTGATGGCTTCACCACTGCTTTTGAAACAGGCGTGAGTAAAGTATCTTTAGTTGCTGGATACTCAAGCGCATTAGTTCCAGATTACACAACCACTGTAAGGATACAAGCTACAGAGAAGTGTGTAAACTCTGTAGATATAGTGTTAGAAAACACAACAACAACAACAACCACCACAACACCTTAAGATATGTTGATACAGATAAATATAAACATCCCACCTAACGGTTCTGCTGGACCATTTGATTTATATTCAGATGCAGATGGATATGTTTCTCCTTTTGAAACACAAGTTCCTGCTGCAAGTTTAATTGCTGGATATATTGTAGAACTTCCTGTGGGAGCAACTATCGTAAGAGTATGTTCTGTTGGTACATGTGAAAACTGTATTGACTTACCAACTAATTGCCCAACAACAACTACTACATCTACTAGTTCAACTAGTACAACTACTAGTACATCTAGTACAACTACCACAACTACAACTGCAGCTCCACCATATAACTTTAACTGGGAGCTTATTACAAATACTCCTACATTTATAGGTAACGTTAAGCTTCGAATATTTGTAGACACTGTAGAGGTGGTCGATTCGATAATTAGTGTTGGCAATACATATCAATCAGGAATATTATTCCTAACCGCTGGTCAAGTTGTAACAGCAACAATGACTAACGTTAAAACAGGTACATTTAACTTTGGTAATAAAATAGTACAAGATGGACTTTTATATCAACCGCAAGACTATTGCACACCTTGTGTAAATGAGTTAGTAACACCATTCTTCTCTCCATATACAATGGGAAGTGCTAACACTACATTTGTATTCCAAGGTGATGTGAATCCTCCTACAACCACCACAACTAGTACAAGTAGCACGACTACCACAACTAGTACAAGTAGTAGCACTACCACTACAACCACTACAGCAACACCACTTGATTGTGCGTTGAATGGTGGAACTGCAGTGATTAATCCACAACCTACTACAACAACAACTACAACAATCTCTGGGCTTTCTCAAGGACTTATTACTAGTTCTTCAACTCCTATAGATGGTTGTAGTTTAGGCACTCCAGATGTAATAGTTTGGTTTTCCAACACTTCAGGAGGCTCTGGAGGTGAGGTTCCTACTGCAGGATCTAGTGTAGTGTATACAAATGCTAGTGGAACAACTACATTTAATGGAGATGGTAATGATTACAAAATGCGTGTTGGAACTGGACCTTTTGTTGGTGCAACAGTTAGCATTAGTGGTTTAGTTGGATCACCTGTATCACTTTGTTTTTAATTAAAATATATAAACTATGGCAGCAACAATGACAGTAAAATTAACCTCCGCAGGTGTTGATACAAGCACTGTTGATTTATATACAGATAGTGATGGGTACACTACACCAATAGCATCTAACATTTCTACAGCAGTGCTCACTAGTCCATTTGGATATACAGTGGGTGTGCCTGTTGGTGCAAATATTTGTCGAGTGCAAAATACAGGGGTGTGTACTAACTATGTAGATATAACAATTACTACTTAATCATGACAGGAGCAGTACAAGTAAATAAAATAGGCACAGCCCTTCAAACATTCTATCTCTATTCTGATGTGAATGGATTCACTGCACCTTTTGAATCAGGTGTAACAAGAGATGAGTTACTTCTAGGATATGCAACAGATCAAATACCTAACACAACAACAGTGATTAGAGTGATGTCAGTAGATATTCCTGGTAAGTATTTAGATATTAATGTATAAAAAGTCTTGTTTTGTTGGTTTTGCAAGGCTTCTCCTGGGGTTAGTTTCTAGCCCTAGGAGTTTTTATTTATAACTAAATTGATTATAAATAATAACCTGGTTTAGTAAATTTATTTGTATTATCCAAAATAATTTTTATATCTTTACAATATTTTTTAACCAAAGCGCAATTAAATGTCATACGATGAGAACTTGCTCAGACAGCTGGAGGGATTACTTGGCTGGAAAAAGAGTAAAAAATTCTACGCTGAAAAGCTAGATATTACAGAAGAAGAAGTAGATCAATTAATTAAAGAGATAAGAAGTAGGGGCAAAGATGAAGGAGAAGAATTCTTTAAAACATCAACTGCTAACACAGACACCTTCGAGTTTTTAAAGAAGGTGAATAATGAAAAGGGAACTGTAGAGAGTACAATCACTCTTGACTATGAACCCAAAGATCATTTCGAGCTTGCAAAGCTTCACAAAATAGACCTAGACAAGTACATAATTACAAACTATTGGTCTAAAGTACTTCCAAGTGGAAAGTTTACTTCCTCAGTATTTTCAAAGAGGAAGACACCTAAAGACTACACAGCTGAGGACTTCAGCAAGTTTTTAGAAAACTATACGTCAAACTACATTCCCATTCCTTCACCAGAGAGAAGCAAGAAAGACATCACAGATGTTGAGCTATCTCTTTCTGATTATCACTTAGCTAAGCGATATGTTGATGGAGATAATAATCCTACTGTTAGAGCACGAAGATTTTTTGACGTGGCTCAAAACTTGATACGTAAGGTTAAGTCTGTCTATGATATAGATAAGGTGGTATTCCCAATATCAAATGATTTCTTTCATACGGATAACTATCAAAATTCAACAACAAACGGTACACCACAGGATATTATATTAGACTATGCTTCTGAATATGAGCTTGGTTTTGCAATTCTTGTAGATACAATAAGGATGTTGAAAGCTAATGCTAATCAAGTTGAGGTGATATTAGTACAGGGTAATCATGACAGAACTAAGTCATTCTACCTAGCACACGCTCTAGATGTATTCTTTACAGAAGAACAATCTGTAACATTTATTAGAGAAGAAGGTTTAATAAAAGGAACAGTAGTTGGTGAAACATTTATTGGTTACCACCACGGTAATTGTAAGATAGACCAGCTACCACTCTTATTTGCCACTCATCCTAAGTATTCATTGATGTTTGGTAAAGCTAAGTATAGAGAGGTGCACACAGGTGATAAACATCACTACATGGCTAAAGAGATAAAAGGGGTGAGAATACAACAGATGCCTAGCTTATCTGGAACAGATAGATGGCATAAGGATAACAACTTTGTACATAGTGTACGAGCTGCCCTAGCTTTAGTCTATGATGCTAAACTTGGAAAGGTGGCTGAATTTGAAGAAAGAATATAATTATGGCAACATTAAGAAAATTAGTTTCAGATGTGCGAGCAACGCACAAGATCTTATCAACTGATGCACTAATCACTGATAGAGCTATTGCTTCTGAAGTGAGAAACAATGCTTTGATGTTGATTAAGAGAGAAACTAATCTAAGAAAACTTTGGGCGAGTGATACGCTCTTTACCACCATTCCTTGTTTAGAGATGGTGGAAGTTCCTATTTCTGAATGCTGTGACTATGCTGACCCTTGCAGTGTAGCTAGAACCAAACACAAGCTTCCGAAGATATCAGAAGGTAATTACCAGTATGTAATTCAAGGTGTGTATTCTATAAACGCTATGGGCGGTAAGGGTACCAAAATAAAAGAAATAACAATAAATAGATATTTAAATCTGTTAAAGCTTCCTTTAATTAAAAAAGAAAGCTATTTTTGGATATCTAATGGTTACTTGTACGTAAGTAACCCCCTACTAAAATCAATAAGGTTGGCTGCATTGTTTGAAGAAGATGTACCTAACGAAATACTGTATCCAGAAGACTGTGATTGTGGTAAAAGCTATTCTACGGATGAGCTATGTAAGAACCCATTAGATAAAGATTTTGCACTTCCAGGATATCTAGAACAGCAAGTGTTAGCAATGACTTCTGCAAAACTTCTATCTACATACTTCCAGATCAAAACTGATATGAGTAATGAAGGTATAGATGGTCAAGCACCTAATGCTCAACCTACAAACTAAAAAGAATGGCTAGAGTCTCTGTTGATTGGAGAAGTGCAAGCAAAGATAACTACAATGATTTCTGTAAGAAGCACCCACTGGTGAACTTATCTTTTGATGAGTGGAGAAATATATTGTACAACTTTAATGACGCTTTTAAACACTACATACTAGAGACAGGTGAGAGAGAAAAACTTCCTTGTGGCTTTGGTGAGTTCTCTATCAATAAGAAGAAGAGAAAGAGAATGAAGAGTGCAGATGGAAAGGAGTTTGTAAACCTACCAATTGATTGGCAAAAGACCAAACAGAAAGGTAAGGTGATATACAACTTTAACTATCACACGGAAGGATATTTCTTTGGATGGTTTTGGTTCAAAGAGACTGCTAGATTTAAATATCATCATCTTTGGTATTTCAAGCCCTCTAGAATTACATCAAGACTGTTGTCACATTATATAAAAACTGATGACAAATACCAACATACATATCATGAATGGAAAAAATAAGTTATGTCATACTACTATAAATACAATTTTATTTCCCCAGAGCCCATATATGCCACTGTAAAGGAAGAGCTAAAAAGTTATTTCGATACAGGAGCAGTAGATGATTTGCTCTTCCCCACATATCTAGACAAATGTCTACAGAAGTTGGGCAGGACTACCTATGTCATTAGTGAACAAGTATTATTCATTGAGGATTTTGAAGCTAGACTTCCAGACAACTTTCATGCTGTTAGAGAAGCATGGATGTGTGCTGAGATTCCTGGTAACCCTTATCCTTCTGCTACATCATTTTATTCACAAGCAGCTAATGCAACAACTATACAAATATCACCTCTAACTATAGGAGGAACACCTTGTAATAACCCTGGCTGTCAAAATTCTAGATGTGATGGAACTTGTATGCCTGAACTAGTTCAAGCTGTATACAAAACAAACAATGAAATAGCTAGATCATACAGACATGAGTATCTACTTAAGCCAGGTAATATATCTGCAAGACAAAATTGTGATGTGTCATACAGAAATGACTGGAACAACTATGCACCTCCTGTACGTGAGTTTACACCAGGTTCTGCAAGTTATGACTCATTTGACATCAGGGATAATAAGTTTGTGACCAACTTCAGAAATGGTGTTGTTCACTTATTATTCTACGCTACAGAATATGATGATATAGGAAACCAATTGATTCCTGACAACTATCGTGTGTCTGAATACATTGAAGCATTTCTTAAATACAAAGTGTTTGAAACATTAACTAATCAAACAAATGATGAAACCTTTAATCAACTTCAACAAAAGTTAGCTTACTATAAACAAGAATATGCTGAAGCATATATTGAAGCAGAGATTGAGATTAAGAAACAAACACCTTGGGAGAAACAGCGTAGAATAAAGAAAGATCTCAACAGGTTTAATATGTATGAGCTTCCAAATCGTACTAATAGATACGGTAGAAGACGTAACAATTAACACACATGGCTAAACAGGAAAACAAAAAAGGCTCTACTAGTAAACAGAGTAATATACGTTTAGAAGTGGCTGCAGCTAGAGCTGGGTTAAACTTGGACAGTTCAATAAGTCAAGTTGGACCTGGGAGACTCACTTATGCTCTAAACGCTGCTGTAGAAAACTTTGATTCTAATTCTGTAAACTATCAGAATGAACCAGGTAACGAGCTATGTCTAGACTTTCCTATAGGATATAAACTTATTGGTTCTCATTTTATTCCTGAGAAACGTAAGAACATATTCTTTTTAGCCAACCCAAACACAGGAGGTAGTGAGATTGGATACATGGATAATAACGATTGTCAGTATCATACACTCATAAATGCTGACTGTCTTAACTTTGATGTAAATAATCCCATCCCTAAAGTTGTACATAGAATCACAAATTGTACAACAGAAATCTACTGGACAGATGGAGTTAATCCTAGAAGATATTTAGACATAGAGAACATTCCATATAAGCTTATAGCAGGTACACCAAGTTGTGATCCTGTATATGGTGATGAGGTGGATTGTAACCAACTTAAGTTACAACCTAACTTCTCTATTCCCCAATTGATGATCACTCAGATTAGAAATGTAGGTGCTCTAACAGCAGGTACATATCAGTTTGCAGTGCAATATGCAGATGCAAGTGGTAATGAGCTTACATCATATTATTCTGTAACAAATCCAACTCCTATTGCTGATGAGTTTAAGACAACTGTAAACTTCAACTATGAGGTAGGTAAGTCTATTGTTGTAGGTGTGTCTAATTTAGATCTAACAGGACAGTTTGAGTATTTCAACCTAGCTGTAATAAAAACAATCAACAACACTTCTTCAGTGGAACTTGTTGGTACGTATAATATTGAAGAAGCTACAAAAGAAATAACTTATACAGGAGGAGATGAAACAGCTATTAAACTTTCTATATCAGACATCTTTGAGAAGTTTCCATATTACGACATAGCTCAAGATGTTACAGCTGTACAAGATGTTCTTGTATGGAACAATCTTACATCTATCGATAGAATTAACTATCAGTCTATAGCAAACCAAATAACACTTGGTTGGGAAACACATAGAATTCCTGCAGATGAAAACTATGCAGATGAGATAAATGCTGTAAACTTACGTGGGTACATGCGTGATGAGGTGTATGCATTTGAAATAGTGTTCTTGTTAAGGAATGGTAAACAGACAGATGGTTTTCATATTCCAGGAAGAGAACGAAATTATCTTGAGAGTTTCCCTGATGTTCCAGATACTAACAGTGATTTTATTGGAGATCCTGACTACTTTACAGGAACAACAGGATACAAACCTTATTGGAAGATTTATAATACAGCTTCTGTAACAGGACCTTCTCCTGGTCAATCTAGCGACCTAGGTTATAAAGGACCATGGAAATATGGTGAATTTGCATATTGGGAATCAACAGAAGAATATCCTTGTGAAGAAGATGTGTGGGGAGAGTTAGCTGGACAACCAATTAGACATCACAAGTTTCCTGATGTGTTAGTGAGTCCTATTATAGAGAATGGACCAATAGTTTATGAGAGTGATAAGATTGTTCCTGCAATGCAGAATGATGCTGTATTTCCTATTGGTGTTAGATTGGACAACTCACAAATATCTACACTAATAGCAACCTCTAACTTAACACAAGATCAGAAAGATGATATTGTAGCTTATAAGATTGTAAGAGCAGATAGAGGAACTAATAAATCTGTTATTGCAAAAGGTATACTTAGAAACGTAAACAAGTATACTAGAGATGAGGAAGACTACTACTACCCTAACTATCCATACAATGACTTAAGTGAGGATCCATACGTATTAGCAACTAACAATGCATGGAGTGCTGAATCAGAACCTTATTTAATTTATTATCCAGAGATTTCAGATACTGAGTATAATTACTTTCCATTTAGTATAGAGATAACTTATAATCCAGGAGAAGGTATATATCAATACACAAGCCCTTTAAATGGTAAAATAACTCAAGAAACAATAACTCCAGGAGAAGTTCATGAAATATGTTCTCTTACAAGACCTACAGGTATGTTAGGTAGGATGACAATAGGTCCTGCTAATTACGATGTATGGCATTGTTCAGGAGGTAGTGGGTTTTTTGAATGTGGATGGGGGCTTAATTGGCGTGATCCATTTAATGATGAGAATATAGCTGGTACTGTAAATAGATATAGATGGTTAGACACTGGTGCTACTCAGGAAACAAGAGTTTCAATTGTTACTAATGTTGGAGACAGTCCTTGGGCTGATCCAAAATATTGGTGTTCTGATACGGAAGATCAATATCTACAAGACCCAACAGATCAAGCTGAAGGTGTAGTAGATCAGGTTGGAGGAGTTCCTAATATTGGTTATATAATGGGCTATTCTTCAAGACCCAACAGTAGAAGATCTGTATTAGGTTGTAAAGAAGAAAAACCACAAACACCTATAGAAGAAATAGATCCTGAAGAAAGAATAACTGATAGACAGATATTCAACTCACCAGAAACATCTTTTGGACAACCATTCTTAGGAAGCGTATTAAAGCTTGAGAGTGTAATGTTTGGTGGTGGTAAGGCTCATTGGGTACAAGTTAAAGATAATGCTAATTATAAACTTCTTTCTAAGGAGGCTCAACTAGATGCATTAAATAGTTCAAAAGAAATTGCTGATCTTACAGAGTTTAATGCTGGTGTAATGTTCACAGCATATCAAGCATATCTAACTATATATGTAAATGGTATTACAAGAAAGAATTATGCAATGTCTTTCAACTCTAGAGCTAACTATGACTACTCATATCCTATCGATAATGGTCTTGGTATTAAGCAAAGAGATATTGATCTTACAAGATATTTAATACCTGGTGTACAGTCTCTTGCAGGAAATGAACTTTCTATAAACAATTGGAATAGAGAAACATCTGTATTTATTAGAACTTCTCAAGAGAGAGAATATAACGGTCAATCGATTGACTCTGTTCTTTTCCCAAGTCAAACACCTAGTCTACTCAATGGATCCACTCCATACATAGAAGATGAATCTAGATTTACAATAGGTAATAAAGGTGCGTGTGCTGGTCCTGAAAAAGAACAAGACCTAACAGTAGTATCATACTATGCTTCTATGAAAAACATCTTCCCTAATCAATATGGTCAGATATATTCATATAAAACAATTGATACAGGATATCAAGCATTGATTGGAAGAAATGGTACATCAACTGTATTTGGTGGTGATACATTCATTTCTAGATTTGCATTCAAGACAAAACTACCATTCTTTATAGATAATAGAGTGGGAGCTCCAGATGATAGTGATGTATTCTATGATGAGATTGGTAATGTTGGATATCCAGCATACTGGCATTCTGCAAGATCTATATTAGAAGATTATGATTTAGAAGAAGATGGAGAAATAACTCCAATGCGTAATCTTATTTCATATAAGGCTCACAATTTTGATTGTCCTAATGATCCAGGATCTGTACCTGTAGGAGGAGGATCATATAGAACTTTCTATGATGGATATTTCTATTTGTTTGCATATGGTATTCCAAACTTCTATTGCGAAAGTACATATAACACAGACTTACGTCAAGCATTTAACAATAAAGAAGGAGACTTCTGGCCTCATGTAAGCTCTGGTATTCCTGATGACTGGGTGCAAGAAACAAATGTACCTATAGCTCAGGACAATACATATTACTATAACGTAACTTATTCTAAGCAGAATAAAGAGAACGTATTCTCACATCTTCCACCTGATTGGAAAGATGATTTATGCTACACAGTATTCCCATTCAGAGCTATTTATTCTGATGCAGCTATAACAAGTGCTGATTCTAGAGTGAATAACTGGTTGGTTTACAGAGCGTTATCACTCCATGACTTCCCACAGAATTATGGAAATCTTACATCACTAGATGGTATTCAGAACAAAGCAATACTTGCACGTTTTGAAAACAAGTCATTGTTATATAACAACCTGTTAACAATTGACACTAGTAACCCACAAGCAGCTTATATTGGTAATCCAAGACTATTTGATAGTTCGCCACCAATAGACTTTGCTGAAACAGATTTAGGATATGTAGGAGCTCAGAATAAGTTCTTATTAAAAATACCTCAAGGTCAAATAACAGTTGATGCTAAGAGAGGGCAGGTGTTCTTAGTTTCAGGAACAAAGGTTTTAGACCTTACAGCATTTGGTTCTGGTGTAAATAGATTTATGTCTGACCATCTACCATTCGAGATATTACAATATTTCCCTAATGTAGATACAGACAACCACTTCAATGGTATTGGATTACATGGTGTATATGATAGTAAGTTTGAGAGAGTAATTATCACCAAGTTGGATTACATTCCAATCAATAGTAATGTACAATATGATGAGGATCTAAATCAGTTCTATGTGTTAAGTGGAGGAGCTGCAATCGTTCCACCACTAGAACCTGAGGTGCCTGTAGACTTACCAAGACCAATTCCACCAGTTCCTACAAATCTTTCTAGTTGTAAAGAATACACAACGTTGCCTTTTAGTGCAACTCCTGGTGATAATATTTCAATAACATATATTGATTGTAATGGTGATGAGCAATCTGTGTCTATTCAATGTGATTTAGAAAAATGTTCAGCTACAGTTTGTGCTATAGAGATAATAAGTTCAAATAGAAGATTAGACTCAACAGGTACTTGTATACCAGATCAAACAACTACAACAACCACTACACTAGCTGATGGACCAATAAGACATGAAGTGTTCTTAAATGATAGGGAGTATTTCTGTAATAAGTCTTGGACAATGTCTTTCGACTTCAATACAAAGAGTTGGATATCATTCCACACATACATTCCAAACTTCTATATAGGAGAGAACAACTTCTTCTATTCAGGAATAAATGGATGTTGTACAAATGTTGGTGCACCTAACTTAGAGGTGGTTGCTGGACGACTGTTACCAGTTAGTACAATAACTACAACTACAGTTGCTCCACCACCAGTCACTCCAACAACAACTACCACTAGTACTACAATAGATGATGTATTAGAAGAAGGAATATTTATTCCTACAAGTTGTGAACTTGCTGGAACAGGAGTGATTACAGTTCCTTCACCAACAACTACAACAACATGTTATGTACCTAATAATAGAGAATACATAGATCTTGTAGAAGGTTATCAAATAATAGGAGATTCAGCTGTAATAAGCACAGAGTCTAAATATACTTCTTGTGAAGCAAATAATTTGATAGTAGCAGGTGGATCAAGTTTTCCAAAAAGCATTCTTCCTATTATCAGAAGAGTATTTTATGAACAAAGTTCTCAAACTTCAGGCATTCAACTTAATGATAGAATTTATCCTAGCTCTGGCGATAGTTGTTCAACTATTCCAGCTGGTTGGTATACTACTGAAGATGTAGGCAGTGATGTGTATTATATATCAAATGACGGAATAGTAACTGGAATAGATTCTTGCGATGGTTGTTTAACTACAACTAGTACTACTACGATAAATCCTGAGTTTCAAGAATGTTGTGGTGTTGTATACCTAGATAATAATAATGTAAGTGTTGATAATTACAATGTTAGAAAGCGCCAACCTGAGGAAACTCAATTATATGGTGTTGTTGATGTTCCAGGATTTGTAGGTTCTGCAACAGCAGGTGTTGCTATATCATCAGATAAACTTTGGGTGATTGATACAGATATAAAAGAATGGGATATTACACTTTCTCCATTTGAAGCAACATTTAATAGAGACATTACATATGGAGAAACTCCAAACGTTGCAGGTAATATTGCAATAAGTAATACATTGTTATTAGGTGTAGATGCTTCCACTTCACCACAAGAAATTGTAGAAATAGATGTTACAACTACTACAGCTGTAAAAACTTCACAGTTTGCAATACAAGCAAATAGAACAGTTATAAGTAACTTACTATACACTACTGAAGGTAAGTTAGTTTTAGTTTCTCAAGACACAATTTCTACAGACTATTACATAACTCAGTTTGATTATGCAACTGGTTCTGTTGAATACGATAGCAACATTGGAACAATTAAAGCAAATATTATATATGAATGCAATTGTGTTATAACCTTAGTAAATGTAGATGCTGGTGAATTATACAAATACATAATCTACCCAACAGGTCAAGTATCATTAACTTTTGATAGCACATTGCTTTCTCCAAATATACAAGTTCCAACATATACAACTGCATCTCAAGTTAGTAGTTATATAAAATGTGCTGTACAAAACACAACCACAACTACAACAAGTTCATCAACCACTACCACTACCACTACATTATCACCAACGTGTAATGAGTACGAAGTGAGTGGACCAACAGCGTTATATTACACAGATTGTTTTGGACAGCAACAAACAGTGAGTGTAGGTTCTGGACAAACGGAGAATGTATGTGCAAGTGTAGCAATACTTGGTGCAACATTAATAGGACCATGTCCATATTATACAACAACGACAACAACAACAATATCTCCATAACATGGTAATAGTAATAAAATTAACTTTTTCTGGACCAAACGCAGGACCGTTTGACATACTTACAACATCAAGAGAGGTGTTGAGAGAAGGTGTGTCTAAAGAACAGTTGATCAACGGTATTACTACTGATATTGATAAAAGTGAAACATCTATTATAATTAGGTCAAATGGAGAGTGTCAGTTTGAGAAGTATGTGCAACTTGAAGATATTCCTATGGATGAGTATCAGGAGACTACATACAGTCAGGACACTACAGGATGCCTCTGGACGCATTTAAAAAACACACAGCTATACAACTACTACTATGGAAACATAGAGCCTTACATCATCGAATATCCATTTGCATACAAATACCAAGATGAGATATTACAGAATGTAAAAGACTACACTAAGGTGTATAAGTATTTACCAGAGATAGCAGGATCATTTGATTCTAACAGAAAGGTGCAAGTAGATAATCGTTGGTTTAACAAAGCTGTATTATATAATGGACAACAGTCCACAGGTGTATTAGAACTTGTACCTAAGCCTCAAAATAACATGGCTGCTTACATGCAATACCCTATATTAAACACTGATAGTAAAACTATTACATACACTAAGAGTGATAACTTCTACCAGTATAATACATTCTGGGCACTACAGATAGATGATGAGCAACCATTGTTCAACACTTCATGTAGATCACTTTCTATAGATAAAGAGGTGAACCAAGCTAATATGAATTATGGAAACATATCATTTAAGAAGTCAACACTTAGAGCTAAGAACTTAAAGGTGAGACACATACTTGACAACTCATCAACAACACACATTGTTAGTCAGTTTATTGTGGCACCAGCACAAATATCATATAAGTAATGGCAAAAGGTTTAACAGCAATAAAAGCAAAGAAGATACTCGAAGATGGAACAGTTCGAGGTAGAGCGCTTACAGAGAAACAAAAGAAGTTCTTTGGGGCTGTTGCTGGTGGTGCTACGCCTTTAAAAAAGCTTAATGGTGGTTGGTTAGACAAGTTTGATAATGGTGGCGTACAACCTAACTACAATGACTCTAATGTATCTCTCCCTCCTGGATTCAAGGGATGGGGATATGATAAAGGTGGTAGAGCATATAATGGTGCATGGGATGGTCCTGTAACAAGAATGGGTGGAACAATACCAGGAGCTACAGGAATGATGTATGCACGTACGTCTGGAACATCTCCTGAAGAACCAAAGAAAGCTCAGTATGGTAAATCTAAGGACTCTTATATTGAAGAGGATGGTAAAATAATCGCTTTTTATCCTACTATATTTGATAACTATGATCCATTCGTAGAGCAAATTCTTTATCCAGATCCAGATCCAGGATTTCGTATTGATATTTCTGACTATCCAGATCCAGATCCAAAATTTACTATTGATGTTCCTCCTGATTCTTTGTACACCCCAAAATCTCATCCTAAGTATCCATTTTTACGACTCCTGAAATCACAAACACCTAAGAAAGCTCAGGATGGAGAAGTGATGTATGGTACACCTGAATATGAAGCTGCATATAGAGAAGGTAGATTTGCTGATGTACCTAATCAATTAGATGAGGTGGTAATCACAGCAGGTGTAGATTATGAGAAATATCCTCTGTATGATAAACTCTCTGTACAACAGAAAGAGTATTTTAATGATCCAGGACCAATTGGTAGAGGTGTAAGAAGAGCTGCTCAAACAGATAGAGGATTAGCTGAGGATACAAGAGATATGGTAACAGGTATGTTAGTGCAACAACCTTTATCTGCATTACAAGCTCCTCAGTCACTTATGGTGGAGGGTATAGAAGCGTTAAGAGGTAGAGATGCTAACTTTCTAAATGCACTTACATTTGATACACAGAGAACACCATCTCAAGCATTTAATGTACAGAACCCATATGGAGCATTTGCTCTTGATGTAGTAGCAGATCCACTTAATGTTGTTGGTGTAGGACTTGCAAGAAAATCACTTCTATCACCATTTAAAAATGCATTGAAACCAAATCCAAACATGTATTACAGAGGTATTGGGCAAGCTGGATTGGATGATGCTATACAAAGTGGTTTATTAAGAGCAAAACCTGCAGATCAAGTTGCTCCATCAATGTTTGGTCCTTTTGATCTAGCAAAGAGATTTGATAACTTATATGTAACACCTAGATTAGGTGTAGCCCAGCGTTATGGAAAAGGTGTTGTTGCTGAAGTTCCAACAGATGTAGCAAACTTCTCTAGTAGGTATAAAGGAAGTGATTGGAGCATGATGACTAATCAGTCAATACCTGTTGAGAACGTAAACTTTTACAAGAAGAATTTCTTTGGTAACTACAGACCAGTAAATGTACCTTCTTCAACTTCCTCTAATTTAATTGAAGCTGCAGCAAACCCTGGAATTAGATCAAACCTTATAAGATTTGGTCAGGATGTAATGGATACTCCTTCAGCACAAATTAGAGCTAGTGAGAGATTCAATAAAGATTGGTTTAATAATCCTGAGATTATCAGAAGAACAGAAGAGATGCTAAATCAACCTAGCCCTCTAAGATCTGGTATGAGTGAGACCGAGCTTTTACAAGACATTAATCTTTATGAGTCAATGCTTAATAAAAGTCCTAATCTATCTGCAACCCAAAAGGCTAATATAGAAAGGCAAATGAAAGATTTGTATGCTGGACTATCAAAAAAGAATCTTCAAACAGTACAACAGAAAGGAAGATTTACGGAAGTGTTTGATCCAAATAATAAACTACATCAGGATATAGCTTTAACTTATGAAGAGAACCCCAACTACTTAGGATTCTATAAAGGTAGAACAAATCAAGGAACAGTTAATGTACCACGTACAAAAGAATTTAACAAAGATGTTGGTTCGGTTTTTACACATGAAGACTTACACGCAGTTACAGCAGGAAGAAAGGGATATACAGATAAGGCTACACAGATATTAGAGGATGCAGTGGGTAAAGATCAAGACTGGTGGCTTAATAGAATAAACACAGAAAAAGATCCAAAGGTAAGAGCAGACTTAATTGATAGATTAGAATACCTAGCAAGACCTCAAGAAATACATGCCAGAGTGCATGAGCTTAGAAAAGCTTTTAATTTAAAACCTGGTCAAGAGGTTAGTGCTGCAAAGATTGACCAAATAATGATGAAAGGGTTAAAAGGAGAGACACCTGTTGATGAAGGCTTCTTTAGACTATTAGGTGACAAAGAGAAGTTTAGAAAGATATTCAATAAGCTTCCAGCATTTGTTCCTGCAGCTGTAGGACTTGGTGCTGCAACACAAATGAAAGATGGTGGAAGATGCTGGCCAGGATATAAAACAGTTGCTGGTAAGACACCTTTTAGTAAGGGTAGTTGTCAGAAAGCTGAAGATGGTGGATGGTTAGATAAGTTCCAAGAAGGTGGTGTGATAGAAGATGACAGAGGACAATGGGCTTATCCAGGAGAGATAACTAAAATAAACTCCAACAATATAACAATGAAGGGTGTTAACTACCCTGTACTTGGAGTATCTGATAAAGGAGATGCTCAAATGATGTATCCTAATGGAGAATATCAATATGATGGAAACAGCGTTACAGAGTTTCCTATGGCCCAAAAAGGAATGAATGTAGAAGGTAAAAACCAAAAGAAATGGTTTGACAGCTACATAAGATCTGACAAGTATTTAGAAAGACTTGGTAAAGAGTTTCCTGAGATGAATGCTGATGAGTTAGCAAATGAGAGATGGGCACGATTAATGAATATGAGAAGTACACCTATTGGTTTCCTTCCTGAATCAAGTGAGATATCTCCTGAGCCAGGTTCTACACAAGGTGTATATGATGCTGATGAATATCCAGGTAAGATTATGTTAAGACCTGAATACTCAGAAGGTAAACAAGGACCTTGGTCATATAATACAATACCTCTACATGAATTGGGACATGCTGTAGATGAGGGTGGTAAAAGAATACCACAAACTACATTAGATTTCTTAATGCCTAAGTTGAAACAAAATCACCCTGACATACCCAAAGAAACATACTATTATACAGACCCTACAGAATACATTAACAGATTACAACCGCTTAGGTACCTATTACAAGAAGAAGGTATATATGACGCTAAGAAGAAAGATTTTACAAAAGAAGACTTACAGAAGGCAAAAGAAAACACTAGAATAAAATACAATAGACACTTCAAAGACTTAATGGAAAACACTGAGTCAGAAGAAGACCTTATTGAAATAATGAATACCATTGCTGCTAACCCACAAATGCAGCAAAACACTATGGTTGCTAAAGATGGAAAATCTTTGGTAGAGTTAAACCAATTAACTAACTTTACGAACTATAACACCCCACAACCAGGAGGCTGGTTAGACAAATACCACTAATATGAAAGCTGAATTTTTAAAGATAGCAGGCGTTAAGTCTGAAGCAGAGTTTTACAAGAAGTTTCCTTCTGAGGAAGCCTTCATGAAAAAGCATGGAAAAGCTGTAAGAAAACTTATGGCTAAGAAAGCACAAATAGGTGCTGTTATTCCAAACATAGAAACACCCACATCTAATCGAATGCCCACTCGCATAGATGAGGCTTTCTTATTTGATACAGTAGCAAAGCAAATGGGTAAAAAAACTTATGATGAGACGCTGGAAGATATGAAAGCTCAGGCTCAAATTGCAGCAGGAAAACAACAACAGTCTGGTGGTTCTGGTGGTGGTCTATTAGGAACACTAGAATCATTGTTTGGTTCTGGTGGTGAAGGTGGAGATGGAGGACTTCTTGGTGAACTAGACGGCCTAATATCTGGTGGTGGTATAGGTGGTGGCCAAGGTGGTGGTGATGGATTAGCTAGTGCTATGTCTTCATTTGCTATGAAAGAAGGTGGTAAAGTTAGTAAAGATAAACTTAAAAAGATAGAAGGTGAATTACACAAAGCTTCTAAGATGCACAAGAGTCAGGCTAATAGAATTGGTAAGATGCTTAAAAAGGGTGGTAAGGTTGACAAGTTTGAACCACACATGATGTATGATCCTAAAACTGGTAAGGGGTATAAAGCCAATAAGTTAGCAGATCATTTAAGAATGGAGAAGTTAGGATATACACACGAACCTTCAAAGGCTCAAGATGGGTATAGTCATCCACACTTACAAAACTACGTAGACCTATTTAGAAATAGAGGTAACATTGCTAATCAACAGGATGTTGCAGGTATAATGTCTAGCATGAATGTCACTCCTTCAGACACTTTATTTGTGGGAAGCAGTGGTGATTATAATATGGCTAATAGTATGTCTGATTTTGAACTAGCTAAATATCTAGCTAAACAAGTCAATCCAGACGCATACAATGCTGGACAAAGTGTTCCAGTTACATACAAAGATAGACTTAAATTTAATGTAGAAGAGAAAGACGTATATAATGATAAGGGTGGGTATACAAGTATTAAGAAGTCTAAAAAGAAAGCTCAAAATGGTGAGACAGCCACTCCTTCTTGGGGACAAGGTATAGATATAGGAGATTCTGGACCATCTAGAAAGGGTAGATATAATGCTGACGGAAGTCCTGAATCATTCTTGCAAGGAGCTAAGAGAATATATGAATCTGATGCTGTACAGAACTGGGGACTTCCTATTATAGGAGATATTAGTTCTATCTCTCAACAAATGAAAGCTCAAGATGAAGCACTTGCATCTGCAAAGCAAAACAGAATGTTAGCAGAGCTTACATTACAAGCTGCTAAAACAGAACCTGAAAGAATAGAAAGAGAATATGTTCGTCCTGAAGATGTTCAGAATACAGGAGAAGAGTTCTTCCCTATTTATGGTGTAGGAACTAATGTTCTTAGAAATGGTGGTATGTTCAGTGATCCTGGATATGTTCCATTAGAGAATGTAAACCAAGTGAAATCATTTGGTAAAGGTGGTGTACTAGGAAGTAATTCTTATTTAGTACCTAAAGCAGAAGGTGGTATTTCTTATGGAGGAGGTGCAGCTGGTGGTATAGGTATGCAAGTTGGAGACATGGCTGGATTTAATAATGATGCTGGATCTAACATTGGTGGTAAGATAGGTGGAACTATTGGTTCTGCATTTGGTCCTCTTGGTGGTGCTATAGGTGGTTTTATTGGATCTGGTATTGGTGATTTACTAGACAGAGATGATAGACGAACTAGAATAGAAAATGAAAGAGCTGAAAGAGCTTTAAAAGAATTATCATACACTGCAGTGGCACCAGCTATACAAGCTGGATATGCATCACATGTAAAGAATGGTGGTAAGATTGAATCAATGAGAAGTGGAGGACACATGAGAGGAAGCTATATACCACCAAACCCATCAGCATTAGATACAATGGCTATGGGTGGTGATGTTAAAACTACATGGGGTGGAAA